GCTGAAGCCATGGCCGCCAAGCTGAAAGCTGCAGGATTTGATACATACATCACTACTGTTGGTGGCACTATTGTGCAGCCTGGATCCGCGTCGGCCAAGAAGCTGGAAGTCGGTAGCAAGGTCAAAATTAACAAAGATGCTCAAAAATATAGTACCGGTCAAACGATACCCGATTGGGTAAAAGAAAGGACTTACACCGTGCAGCAGCTCAGCGGACAGAAAGCGCTACTAAAGGAAATCGTGAGCTGGGTAAATGTAAGTGATCTCACTGTAATATGAAAGGAGTAATCGCGATGATGGAATTTTTAACTCAATATTGGGACAGTATACTGGTTATTGTTCTTTTTATTGTCATCTGCATTGTCCTGGTTAGAAAAGGCTCAACCCAGTATGTTAAGCAAATGCTTTTCTACCTGGTTACACAAGCAGAAGCTGAGTTCGGATCTGGCACCGGTGAATTGAAATACGCCGCTGTAACAACCTGGCTTTATGAACGAATGCCGGCGATCATAAAATTCTTCTTCACTGCTAAACAGATTGATGCCATGATTGAAGCGGCTGTACAACAGATGAAGGAATATTTGAGTACAAATGAATCTGCAAAAGCATTCGTAGTATCAACTAATAAAGCCAACAAGGTAATACCTATAGCTGATCCAAAGAGCAGCAAGTAAACATGTCGAAAGCCCCTTCCAGAGATTCTCATTAAATCCTCTTGGAAGGGGCTTTTTTATTTTTTGATGATAATATATGCCTTGCAATTAATTTGCGTTTTTAAGCAGTTGCAACAGGCTTTAAAGAGACAAAAATATCATCGGCATGTATTACATGCCAATGATATTTTGCTTTAAATAATCTGGCTAAATGTCGTCCTCTTCCTCGCTGTCAAAACCGAGAACCATTGCCCATTGGTTTAATGGTAACGGCTCTTTCCCGAGCATATCAAAGATGGAGCTTGTTAAGTTGGTGGGCATGAGCAGCTCAACGCTTGCAAAACTGAACAATGACAATTATGTGGCTCTTGAAGTAATAGACAGGATATGCCAGGCATTAGACTGCCGGATCGAAGATGTTGTTGAGATAAAGAAAAACCCGGGCAGTTAAGCCCGGATTTGGGAGCAAACTCACTCTTCATCTTTATGTAAGGCAGTACCACTGCGTGATTTGATCCTTGGCTCTTTATTAGGAACACGGACTAAGATATCCGAAACATCGCAGTCCAACGCCTCACATATGAGGTCGAGATGCTCCAGGTTGATTCGCTCTGCTAAATCATGGTATAGGTCGTTAATTGTCGAAGGCCTTATACCTGTTTTACGAGCGAGATCTGCTTGTGTCCACCTCCGCTCGCCAAGCCGGGTAGACAGTAAAACTCTAATCATAGCCACGCTCCTTTCGTTAAATTCTAACAAGTATTGTAGAATTCCGCTGGGTTTTGTTAGAAAATAACGGATTTGGTTATAACGGAGGGGCAAAAAAAGAGACTATCGAAACATGATGCTTCGATAGTCTTTATTTTCAATCGGTTATGTTATATAATCGTAATTGGGCACACTAAGATAAAGATGTTTTCATGCATGTAAATGGTGGGGGCGGTGTTCGTATAAGGTCTCTTTTGCTCCACCAGAAGAGAGCCAGGCGAACACTTATTTAGTGTTTCGCCTTTTTCTATATTGTCGACTACGGAAGCATCCAGGGGTACACTGATGGTATTCTTCTTCCCTGAAAAATTAAAGGCGATTTTCAGTTTCTTATCATAGAGATATGCTGCTATCAGGAAAGTATCAAACAGTTTAGCTTGATACTTTTTATCTTTTATGTCCCCATCCCGGAAAGATTCGAGCCAGGCAATAACATCTTCCTTCGCAACTTCCGGAACCTCCGCTTTTTCGATGGAGATCTTTGCGGTGATCTTCGCCTGTTCGGCTTCGAGTTCCAACAGCCTTTCTTTTGTCGACGCTGTTATTATACCGGCTTCGATTGCGGCCAACAGGTTCTTAATGGCCTTTTTATTTTCCGCAAGCTGGCTCTCAAGTAAGCCGAGTTGTGATTGACTCCTGCGCTTTTTGCCGTATTCATGGACGCAGTTTGCAATCCACTTAATCACATCATCATTTAAAATGTATTCCCGGATGGCAGCTGCCACCTGTTCCTCGATCCAGTCTCTCCGGACGTTATCTTTATTGCAGGCTTTCTCCAGCCTCTTTTTCTGACAGATATAATAATAGTGCAGCTTTCCCAGCTTGCCTGTACCTGACATTCCTACCATGTGGCTTTTGCACTTACCACAATAAAGCTTACCAGTAAGAAGATAATCCCCATTGACGTGGTGCCGGCCCTGGGGGTTCTTTTTTGTTTTAAGAATCTCTTGCACGGTATAAAACAGCTCCTTTCCTATAATTTGCGGAACGCCTCCTTCAATTCTCACATCACCGTAAATATACACACCGGTATATCTTTCATTGTTCAGTATGCTATGGAAACTATTCTTGTTCCAAGCATTTCCTCTGCTCGTTTTTATGCCCCGCTCATTTAGATCTCTGGCAATATCAATGAACGCTTCGCCGCAGGCAACACGGCTGAATATTTCTCTGACAACTGCTGCTTCTTCCTCTACTATCTCATATCTTCCGTCTTCACCTTTTTGATACCCGAGCGGCAAATGTCCGTTTGTAACCATACAATTCATAGCATTATCATAGAGGCCTCTCTTTATATCTTCGGCCATGTTCTCTGAATAGAACTGGTTAACATTCATCATGGTTCGGAGAGCAAATCGGCCGGCTGCCGTGTCCCCGAATTCTTCCTTGGCATATACTACCCGGATACCATACTTTGAAAGTTTGTCCTCATATAGCAGGGCCTGAAGCATGTTACGGGCCATGCGGTTTGACTTCCACGCTATAATGACCTGAAACTGTCTTTTCTCCGCGTGGCGCATCATCCTCTGAAATTCCGGGCGCTTGTCCGTTCTACCTGTTAAATGGCGGTCAGCATATATTTCAATAACTTCCAGGTTATTCGCCTTGGCATATTCCATGCACTCGGCTACCTGCTGTTCGATGCTTACATCTTTCTGCGCATGGCTTGAGTATCGGGCATAAATGACGGCGACTGCAGACGGCGCGTCATTGCCTACTCTTCTTTTAGCCACCGGCATCACTCCCATCTTCCGGTATAATCAGCGTTTTTTCTCGTTCAATAATTCTGCGAGCTCATTTCGCTGTTCTAAGAGGTCGTCATATGATCCAGATCCATTATCAATTTTTAAAAGCTCATATGACAACATAGTAACTTCGTTTTCAACGCCAAAATTCTTTGCATGGTCAGGACTTTTGAATTCGGTTTTTGGCAGACTATCACTTTCATTAGTTAGTGCATCAATCTTTTCGCGTGCATTTTTAGCTGTAATATTAAAATCAAGGTATTCGTCGACAATTTCTAAAGCTTTAAGTCCATATTTGTAATGCGCTTCGCTTATGTCATTCGGTTTGCCCTTTCCACAGCCAGTTAATACTAAAGCCATGATTAAAATAAAAAGGACTACGCGCTTTAACATAACATCTCCTCCGCGTACTTATTCACAAAAATTCCCATTTATATAATATCATATCCTGATGTCAGGATTTTGTTATTTAATATCAATTGCGACAAAAGTCTCATAAATCTGTTATAATTATGTTACTGTCGGCCGGCAGGTATTATCATGAAAGGAGCTGGTGTTCATGGTACATAATAATGCCGCCGAGAGCCAATCTGAAGTTTTGACTATTTCCATTGAAATTGTCCACGCTGCTGAGTTATTCTCAAAATTACCAGCAGAGGCTCAAGACGAAATTATTGATTTGCTAAAATCCCTTTTATCTGAGAGATAATAAGGGCTTGCTGTTCCGCGGTCAACAGTCCGAAAAGTTCAATAAATTCTCTTGTGCGCTCATTGCCGTTTTCGGTAGTGGGCGTATATCTTTCCATGGGGACTTCATATCCCATCAACCAAGCCTCAGATACTCCGAGCGCCATACCCAATATTGTAAGCTTTTCCTGTCCTGGCTCTACTTTCCCGGATACATACTGACTCAAAGCGTTTTTCCCAAGCTTAACTCCATATTTTTTACAAAATGGTTCGGCCAGCTCCAAAATATCAACCTGTCTCAGATTACGAGCCTCCATTATTTGCTTTAATCTTTGGGCGGTAGTGTATTTTTTCACCCCTGTTCACGCTCCTTTCAAGGATACTATCATTATAATATAGCTTGAATAAAAGTTCAAGCACATAAAGAAAATAAGTTCAAAATTTTTGACGAAAGGTGTTGCAAAAATAATTTGCTTATGGTATATTGATAATAGGTTCGACGCAGTTGAACCTATCTAATGTAAAGGGGGTGCGCTTCGTGGCTTACGATTACAGCAAACTTTTGGGCCGGATCATAGAAAAGTATGGTTCGCAGGCAAAGTTTTCCGGGGCCATGGGTTTGTCAGAGCGCAGCTTATCTCTTAAGCTGAACAGCAAGGTCGGTTTCAAGCAGAGCGAAATCGCAAAGGCTTGTAAGCTGTTGGACATTGCTGAATCTGACATACCCGAATATTTTTTTACCCTAAAAGTTCAATGACATTGAACCAATACATAAGA